AGGTGTATCGATAGTCTTGAACATAACCTGAAAATAAGAAGTGCTGAGTCGTTGCAGTAGTAGCAGCTACACGGATCTTGCGTAGAGGAGTAAGATAGCCGAAGTAAGGGCTAGAAGCATTCTGTGGATTGAAGTAAGAATTGGGATCTAAGACTCGAACTGTGCAGTTGCCAGCCTCGTAGGTGTCACGCATAATATTGCGACCACGTCTAATCGTTATCTGTCGAGTGACATCGCTGAGATCGATGACGGGCTCTGGGACTTCTGATCCTGCGAATGTACTTACGCCGATAACGCCATACTTCGCATCGCCAATAGTGAACGGATAGCCGAAGGTCGCACCCTGGCTAAAGTCAAAGGAGACCGAGATCGTGGCTGGAAGGGTCATCCTTCGTCTACCCTAGTTCCAAATCGTGCGGTGCGATTAGTGCCTACGAATGATCCAGATAGAGATTGATTAGTCTGTTGCTGAGTAATGACTGCCGCTACAGCTTCTCCAGCAACCTCGACTTTAATGTTAATTGGAGGCGTAGGATTGACTCCAGCAACTACGCCAGCAGGCAATCCACCTTGTTGCCCAAAGGTTGGTGGCATTGCGTAGGCAGGTGGTACGAAATTAGGTACGGGTGTGCCGAGCATGTTCCCACCAAAATCAAGTTTAGGAACTGACCATTCTGAGAAAGGATTAGGAGCTTTAGGAGTCGCAAGCAAGGATGCACGCAGTTCATTGTTGCGCTTGATGGCTGTGTCTAATTGATCAGATAACTGTGTGGCCAGGGTTGCATTGCCATCGAGAATAGCCTTTTGCAATTGTAAAGAAAGGCGATCAGTCTCGTTTAACTTACCTTTGAGCGCTGCCTCAATACCAATAGCCTCTAGGTTAAGAGTCTTCGACGCCTTCTGCAAGGCTAGGGATTTTTTCTGTGTATCCAGAGTCTTTTTCTGAAGTGCTGCTAATTCACGGGCTCGCTTGGCTGCTGCCGCTTCTGCATTCTTACGAGCTGCAATCTGTGCAGATGTCTCGTAGATACCCATAGGTTGAGAACCTAGGTATCCGCTTGATGGCATGTTACGTCTAAACTTGGCTGCTTTCTCGGCTGCCTCGATGGCGGCTAACGCATTCTTTTCATAGTCGTCAAAAGGATTAAAGCTAGCGAGGATTGCACGATCGCTGGTAAGAACGTATAACTTCTGGAATCCAAATACTACTGCTGAGACTGTATCTGCAATCTTGGTTGCAAGGGTATCGATCTGGTTTACGAATTGTGTTGTGTCGCCTGCCGCGAATACTGAGACGAGGGACTCGACCAATGACTTACCGATTGTCTCGCTTGCCTCGCCTGCGGCGGTCGTGATGAGTTGTAACTTGCCAGCATAAGTAGTCAGGAATTCTGCACTAGCGCCAGAAAATTGCTTATTAAGGCGTTCTTGAACATCTGCGAACTTCATGGTTTTAAGTTCAGCCTGAGATAGTCCGAGGGAATACTTGCGAAGCCCACGAGTCTGACCAACATAGGCCATGCTTAAGTCATTGACAACTGTTTCGTAATCAATGCCAGACCCGGCGGCGATGTCGGTTGCCTGAGTAAGTAACTCTTGAGCCTTAGCAACTGAGCCAGTAGTCTGCAATAAACGCTGCATTGCTGGACGTAATTGATCATCGGTAACGCCAGACATCTTTGACAAATCAGAAATATAACGCTCGATGCGTGGAGTCTCGAACTCTAATCCAAGATTCTTTACTGCTAGGGCAAGGCGGTTGGCAGCCTTTTCATCCTCGATGAATGCCTTCGATGCGTTCTTAGCGAACTTGAGAAGCTGTTGCGCTCCAAATACTGCTGCAAGACTCTTGCCTAACTTTTTGACGCTTTTATCAAGTGCGCTAGTAGCCTTGTTAGCATCCTTGAAACCTTTGCCAACGAACTCGGAGGCAATCCGAATCCTTACTCCTGGATCAGCCATTGATCTTTCTTTCTGCTAGTCGTGAAATCTTTTCGACTGATTTAAGAATAGCGGCGTTTACTTTGCCTTCATCTTTAGCCCAGGCTTTGCGGATTCCTCGGCCGTAACCTTGTGAGGATTGGACTCCAACTCCGATACCAGCAATAAACTGCTTGCCTGCATCAGGGTTATTAGATCGAGATTGATTTTTAGACAATCTGGTCTTACCAGATGAAGTCTTCGGCCCAACCCATGACTGAGGTTTACGAGCGCTTTCCCAGATTGCACCCATTGGGCTTCTATTAATCAATTGAGCCAGAGACTTAAAACCTTGATTGTTCGTTCTACTTGGAGAAATTGAGTAAGTCATGCCACGTCTGATCTCTGCGCTATCGAAACTCCAGAAGCGATCAGACTTCTGCCAACCTCGTAAAGGTGATGTCATTGGAACGTAGCCTCTAGCCTGAGTGACAATAGGCTTGAGGGCATCACGCATTTCTTTCTGAACTTCTTTTAGAAGATCAGGGCTATATTCTTTTAAGACTTTGCGAGCTTTAATTACGCCTTTTACTTCTGTAGGCATCCTGTTGCTCCTTTGCTCGGTCTTTCAATGCTTTCAGTAACATCTGGAGCATCGATGAATCTAAATCAATTAAAGATTGTGGAGGGATAGCCGTCTCAATGCTCAATCGAGCGATGAGATAGTGGATGCTATCCCTGCCTAGGCCAAAGGGTCAGACTCAGCAACCTCTACACTCTTGAGAGTTTCGAGAAAGTCTGCGCCGAATGGCTTGACTGTGGTCCCACTTAACCTAAGGCCTTCCCATGCTAGCCAATAGACATCTGATTGCTTTTCATCATCGCGGAACGCTTTGTGAAATCCCTTTTTAGCATATAGCTCGAACGCGTACTCTAATCGAGGAGTAATCTCAATCTCGGTGACTGTGTTGTCTGCCATTGTGACTATTAACTTTGCCATGCTATGCCCCTTTGTTTAGTTTCTTAGAATGTACCTGTTGTGGCAACTGCTACTGTACCAGAGACGTTGAATGTCAATGATTGAGTACCGAGATCGCCGACTGCGCCATTGATATCAGTTGTGCCGTTAATCAAGCAAGTCATTGTGTAGAGAGGGTTAGTCGCACCTACTGCGGTTCCCTTTTCCTGGAGTAGAACAACTGTGACGTTAGTTCCCCATGCAGCCTGAAGGGTTGCAAGGACGTTCGCTGATGCGGTGTCGTTGAGGAAGTCGATTGTGACAGATGATGCCTCAAGGCCTTTAACGAACTTGTGTCCGCCATCGCCCATTGCAGTTACTTCTAGCTCATCGAATGATCGGTTAAGTGTTACTGCGGTAACGTGGTCTGAAAGATCGACAGAGTTTACCTTTACGCCGACCTTGTTATTTAGAAATACAGCCATTTAGGTTATTCCTCGTCTTTCTTAGTAGATGGTTTTGGTGCTGATGGTGCTGCCTGCCCGATCTTGATCAGGAAGGCTTCTTGCTCTTTTTCCCACTCGGACATTTTAGCTCCAACTCGTTAGGACTGAGATATTGATATTACAGGTTAGTAGATCACCAGACGCAGCATTGAGTACGGCTGGAGCCGATACTTCTGTTACGTTGTAGGTGTAGGCAGATGCAGCGAGCAGGTTAAAAACCCGGACGATGTTATCTTCCATCCCGTTAAGGTTGCCTTCGTTATCGAGCAAAGGAACCATGACGGAAATTACGAAATTGGCCATAGGCGAGATAGTTGAATGCCAGCCGTTAGATGGTGTGATGTAAGGATCAGCAGGGGCGACTATTACGCTATTGGCAATAGGTGTTGCAGGTGGAAATGAGAAGACTGAGTATTTTGTATTATCGGTAATAGCTGCGGCGATGCCTGCGCGGAGTGTTGATATGGCGGCCATCAGCCCACCATCGATCTCGGATCAAGATAAGGCGCAAGAAGGCCACGGACGCGAGCAAGAAGGGTATTGCCCATGCGATAAGGAGAAGGTTGATAGCCATCGATGGTGACTCCGCCTGAAGATGGAGCCTGGCGAGATTGCCAGATATCGATTGAGATCATAAGTGCAGCTTCTTGAATTGCCGGAACTGTTGCATAATCGGTATAAGTCTCGACTGCCGCGATGCCATAAGGCTCAACTGTGTGACGTGGATTGTCGCTCGTGTGAGCTGTAGTTACATTGAATGAACGGGTATCGACTTTTGTAATTGTCTTAGTCCCATTGTAGCGACTACCTGCACCTGAAATTGTTACAGATTGTCCAACGTAGAAATACTCGCGAATATCCTGATCAAAATAAAGTGTTCCAACTGTGCCTACGTTGCCGTGAGCAATAATGTATTGCTGATTTTTCCATAGAAAGGGCAAGAGTACGTTATCTGCGGCGTCGCAGACTTGCTGCAAGACTGCATCAGTATAGAGAGTGCCAACGCCAAGGGCGGTGCGGAGCTCTGCAACTGTTGTCAATGCCATGCTCTTATCCTTTCTAAAGACTGGCAGGGTAGAAGGGCACTACCCTGCCAGCGACTTAGGGTGTTATCAGGTTAGGTTAAACCAGTTTGCGCCAGCCGCTAACTTAGTGGCAAGTGCTCCCTGACCGAATAGCAAGATATCTACTGTTCCGTCAGAGTTGATATTTGTGCGAAGTTGCTGACGTGCGCCCTCGTACCATGTGTAAG